CGATCTGTTCAAAAAGCACGTTGTGTTTTGGTTGTGGCATATTCATCGTTTCATTTTAACGTATAACGTATGTTTTTGCATGTTTTATTGCACCGCTAAAACACCCAAACCCGCTCATTTTTTCAAAACAAACCCGCCATTCGGCGGGGCTTCGTGACAGCGGCTCAATTTAAAGCGCATTCATCACCAGTTGCTTATAAGCGGTCACCACAGGTGAAAAATCACCGTGACCGTCGTGTACGGTTACCTCAAAAGCCATTTGATTGTGGTCAGGAAAAACCACGCGCAGCACATCGCCGTTTAATTGAGCATCCATGCGAATATGAACGGACAGCTTTGGGTATGAGGTGGGGGATAACTCAACCGCCACTGCAACGGCGGCGTTTTCGGTGTGGCACGCTGCCACACCATTACTTGGGGTGAAACCCACGGGCAAGTCGTACTCACTGCCTACGGGATTGAACGCATCAAAATCCACAAGGCCCATGTTGACGTAGGGAATTGTTTCGCCGCTGCCCGTCCCAAAGCCTTTATTCAACAGCCCCAAATCTTCGGCTATGGCGTGAGTGAGTTTTTTGTACAGCCGTTTGATTGCCAGCGCACTGGCTTGGCGTTCTTTTTGCTTGACGGAGTAGGCTTGACAAAGTTTATCGTAAGTAATCATGGTGTCTCCAAAGTGGGTTAGGGCTTTCATTTTACCTCGTTTGTGGTGGTGTTGGGCGCAGTGCCTTTTCAATTAACGCTCTTATTGTCCACAGAAAGCCAGCCCGTAACCACTTGTTATGTGTCAGTGGTCGGCGATTTTTCAGCTTAAAACAACCCGTCCTGCCCATTGTCCAGCCCGTCCAGCACATCAGGTGTTTTTAAGATGCGCCAAATGGTGCGGTCGCACAGGCGGTATTGCGCCACCAGTAGGTTTACGGCTTGTGTGCCGCTGTGGCGCTCGCGCACCAGCTCGTCAAAGCGTTGTTTGATGCGTAAGTCGCGGATAAACCGCAGGGCGTTTGAGCACAGCGGGATGTAGAGGGTTTCGGTGTTGCCATAATGGGCGCACAGTTTTTGGGCCAAATGCTCGCCGATGTAGTCGCCAAGGACGCTTAAGCGCGCGTGGCCTAGCTTGCTGTGGCCTTTGACCATGGGAAAGTGGGTGCCGCCGATTTTTTCAAATAAGACCAGCGCGGCCGATTCGCCCACGATGCTGATGATTTCGTGCGCGGATTTGGGCAGTTTGGAGAGCGCTGCGGTGATGTGGGGGCTGTAGCCGTGGTTCATGGTGTGCCTTGACGGTTTTGGTCTATTTGTAGGGCTTGCATGACTTTGTACAGTTGCGCGTCATTGAGCCATTCGAGCCGTTCGATTTTAAACATGCGCTTGCCCACGGCGTGGGCATAGTTCCAGTGCAGCTCACGCGTGGCGAGCTGGGCGGTGATTTTGTTCATGACTCTTGAGCGGCTCATTGCTCGTGCTGGGGTGCTGGGGCGCTTGCCTTTGGCAGGGGTTTGCGGTTTAAAGCCTAGGCGCTTCATTTGGGTTAATACATAGTCAAGCTCGCGCTCGTTGAGTAGGCCTGCTGAGCGCTTGGCCGTGTGGGTGTTTAAGAACTCACGGTAGGCGTCGTCGTCCATGCCTAGGGCTTTTTTTGCAATGTGTACTTTGGCTAATAATGCGTGTCTCATGTTGGCTCCAATCGGTTTGCCTGAACCATTTTGCCCAGTTGGGTAAAATGGTTCAAACCAAACGACTTTTTTAAATAACGATTACACCGTGGCAATGTCTAGGCTGATGGGGACGTATTTGTCCGTGTCGGCCTCGCGCTCATAAATCCGAATGTAAGCCTTTGAGCCCACCGATTGAATGGAGTCGCTGATGGCGGCCATGGCGCGTAGCCAGCGCTCGTCTTGGATGTCTAGGCGGCGCAGGGTCAGCACGCGCCCTGTGTTGATGTTGCCTTCTTTGTCCACTTCAAACGCTTTGTTGATGATGGTTTGCACATTGACGTTTGCGTCGGCTGTCCAGTCGTTGAGGCATTCGTCAATCAGTACTTTGGCCGCTTGCAGGCGTTCGTCAAATGTCAGGTGTTCGTTCATGGCGCGTTGTACTTTGTATCTGCCGTCAAATGAGAGCATGGTGATGTTGCCTTTTTTGCCGCCCATTTTGACGCCGTATTGCTCGGCAGATAGTTCTACCAGCGCTTCAATGTCGGCAAACGCGTGTATTTTGTACCCCGCGATTTGGTTGGACACCACCCGCGCTTGGTTGACCAGTTCAACCACCAGCGCGTCGCGTGCAAGGTCGATGGGTTTGATGTTTTCGATGCGAATTTGGTTGCCCAGTGCGTCGGTTTTAAAATGCTCGTTCATGGTGTTACTCCTTTGGTTTAAATAAATTTGCGGCAATATTGCCGATGCTGCTGATACCTGTGTTGCCAGCGCCTGTAATTTGCCTGAGCTTGGCAATCCGCTCGCGCGCCTCTGCGTCTGAGGTGGGCGGCTTGTCTGATACTGGCACCAGCCGCACTTGTCGCTCAGCGCGGCGTTGCTCGCCTTTGCGAAACTGTGCTTCTTGTTGCTGCTCAAGTTTGGCGGCGCTGGCGTTGGCGCGGCTGGCGATCACTTCGAGCAAATAGCCGTGGCTTTTGAGCGGTAAAGTGAGCGTGCCTGCCGCCTGCGCGGCCAGTGTGGCGTTGATGCCGTCAATCCAATAGTCGAGCGGTGCGGCGTGGGTGATGCCGCTTCTGGTAAACTGCCCCGCGTGAATCAGCGGGTTGAGTTCATTGACCAGTGCGGCAATTCGGCCGTGGCTTTGCTGTGACTTTGCGGGGGCAAACAGCCCAACGTAGCGCAACAATGGCTTGATAAACGTATTGCCCTGCGGGTGAATGTCAATAATTGAGAGCAGCGCCTCGCGTACCGAGTCATCGGCGAGCAGCACGTCAAGGCTCATCATGCAGTGGCACACGGGGCATTTAACGGTGGGTAATGGCATGGTGGCTTCCTTAATGCAGGCGCGGCTCGCCCGCCAATACGGTGCGCTGGGCGAGCGCGGCTAGGTGTTTGGCGCGGTGTAGGTCGTTATTGTTGACCGCTTGCGCCAAGCCGCTTAGCCATTGAATCAGCTTGGTGTTGCATTCAACCACGGCGCATAGGTCGTCGATTAGGCCTTGGTCTAATGGGCTGAATGGGGTTTGGTTTGGGTTCATTTGTTGCTCCTTTTTAATTTAAATAACGTTGATATTCAAACCAACCAGCTGACGTAGCAGCCGCGCATGTGGATGCTGGCCGTCCGCCTGCCCACCGCGCAGCTCTCGGTGACCACGGCATGCTCATCGATCACCAGTTGGTCAAGCTCATGGTTGCGCACCACCAAAATCCGTGGGGTCATGCCACCCGCAATGGCGTCAACGGCCACGCTAATGACGTCACATTTGGCGTCAATCAATGCGAGTACTGCGCCGCTGGCGCGGGCGATGGCTTCGTGGATGTTAGAAGGGTTCATGATTTGTCTCCTTGGTTTTTGGGGCAGCGCTGGCAGGCGCTCCAATGCGCGAGCTTGGCGGGGTTGTGGGTGGGCGCGTTGGCGCTGGCAATGCCTCGGCACACTTGTGGCGTGATGGATACGCCGTCGTATTCACAAGCAAACACCCCAAGCTGGCTGATAACGCGCTTGCCAATTTCGGTGGCCGCGCCGCCGTATTTGCCGCTCATTATCAAGCTGATACTGGTGCGCGACACATTTAAGCGTTGTGCCACTGCGCCGCGCGAGGTGCGCGCCACTTCGGCGCTTAATGTGGCAAACCAGTCCGTTTGCATATAGCTCAAATCATTCATTGTCTACCTCCTCTTGCCACATGATTTCATTTAGGTTTTGGTCAAAAACGGTGTTTAGCCGCTGCACCATGGGCGCTTTTGGCCCAGTGTTGCGGCTTAACACGTACACGGCTGGCCGCGCCGCTTTTGGCCCAGGTTTGGCGGGGGTGATGGTGGTCAAATACCCGCCGTGTTTTAAAAAGCGGATATACGCCCGCGCGGTTGCGTCTGGCACGCTCACCATGCTGGTGCTGGCGTGCGCGGCCAATTGCCGATAATCAAAACTGTTCAGCATGCGCATCGTGCGCCACATATTGGCCTGCTCTTTGCCCATCGTGCTGACAGTGCCGTCGCGCTTGAGCCTCGGTGCGTCAATCCCAATATCATTAACGAGCTGGTAGACACGTGGCTTGGCGCTGCTGGCCGTAACAAAGCCGCCGTTGATTAAGCGGCGCAAATGGTGCGCCACCAACTCAGGCGCGGCACCCGATAACGTCGCCAGTTCGCGTAGTACCAGCCCGGTGGTTTTGTGGCCGCGCAGTACCGCCCAGATTCGAGTAATGGCGGGGATGTGCGGGCGGCTCATGCCAACCGCCGCGCGGGCGCTTCACCCGTAAACAAGCTCACCGCTTTTAAGTCTTCAAGGCTGACCGTTTCTAGCCCCGCCACGTTGGCGTAATCAAAAATATTGGTCAAATTCACACACACGCGCCGCACTGAACCGTGCGCCAGTCGCACCAGTTCTGACAGCACCTCATCCAAAATCTCCAAGCCGTTGGCATACACCGTAGCCAATGCCCGCGCATCGTCAATGCTCACAGGCTGCGCGGCCACCCACGCCAACACGCGCCCATGAAACCGCTCAAACTTTTTGAGCTTTTGCGGCAACCGCTCCTCGCCCACCAGCAGCACTGGCACTTGCGAGCCTTCATAAATATCACGCACCAGCTCAACCATGCCTGTTTTGTCCGCTGCGTAGTCAAACTCATCAATAATCAGCGGGCGACGTGATGCGGCCAGCTGCGCACAAATTTGGTCTAGCATGGCTGCCATGGTGCCAGCGGGGGTCATGCCCATTTCAACCAGTATTTTGTCCAGCAGCGCTTTTTTGGTCCATGCGCTGCGCATTTGTACGTAATACGCGTCTGCTTCATTGGCAATCACCACGGTTGTGGTGGTTTTTCCAAACCCTGACGGGCCATAAAACACACCCAATCCCGGTAAACCGTCTTGGCGGTCAATCAGTTTTTTGAGGGCAAATTGAATCAAGCCCAAGTTCACAATTTTTGCGGTGGCCGCTTTGGTTTTCATGTAAAATCCTCTTTAGAAAATGTTGAAAATAAATGTTTCTACTGCTACTTCTACCGCGTTATCCAAACCGCTTGAGTTCCCGCTCAAGCGGTTTAAATTTTTTACCAACCGTTGGTCTCTTTAATCGCCGCCCGCATCCGCGCGCTGCGCTCAACCTCTTTCGTGCACCGCGCATGCAGCACTTTGTATTCAGGCGTTTTGGGGTAACTCCCCAACCAGTAAGCGTCTCGCTTGGTCAGTACGGCGCCTCGCTCTTGGCACATACCCAAAAAATAAAAGTGGCAAATCCGCTCATCGGGCGACATATCCCGCACGTCCAAAGGCTCGCCGTTCTCGTCAACGGGTACAAACTCGCCCGAGCCGCTGGCCACCTGTTGCAAGCTAGGCGCCGCCTCAATGGTTTTTAACGGCATATTCAAAACATTGTCAGGCTCAACATAAGCAAACGCCTGTTTGTCCGCGCTCATCAACCCAGGGATTTCTAGTTCCTGCGCTTGCCCCATTTCAACAAACAGGTTTTTACCGCGCTCCGCCTGCACCTCATCTAACTGTAACAACACCCGTTTTTCGCGCCCCGCCAGCCGCTTGTCTTTGCCGTATTCAATGGCGGACTGCGCAAAGTATTCGGTGGCGTTGGCTTCAAATTCGGCGGTACAAATCAACTGGTCGTCCATGCTGTAAATCCACACCTTGCTGCCGTCGTGGATGTCATACGCCACTTTGACGCGGTCACGGTGATACTCTTCCAGCTCTTTTGCATAATATTTGTTGCCAAACAAGCTCACCTCGCACCGCTGGACACTGCGTTCCATCTGCGGGCGGAATAAATACGCCGTCTCTGCCTCATTGACGTGCATCGCTTCAAACCCCGCCGCCACCTTGTGCGCCCACATTTGATTGGGTGACAAGCCTTTGAGCGTGCGGTGCGGCTTGTCGTTGTATCTGTCCATCTCAGATTGGATGTACTGGATAAACGTTTCCCAAGGCATTAACGGCGTGGCGGTGTCCGCGTTTTTTATCGCTTTGCGTGTGACTTTGTAGGCCAATAATTTTGCCTGCCTGTCCATTTTGTCCCCGATAAACGTGGGCATTTTTTGCGCCGCTTTAATCAAGTTTTTGTGGAATGACTCAATCACGCCGCGCGCTTGTGAGTTGTACGCAATCGAGTTTTCCATTTCCACGCCCAAACGCCCCATCAAACCAACTGCTTGGTCAAGCATGAGCTCGTTTTTGTACCCCGAGCCGTTGTCCACATAAAATAAAGCTGGCAAACCATGCCCCACCACGCCGTGCCGAATCGCGTCCAACACCGCAAAACCGCTTTCGGCCAAACCAATCGACCAGCCCACCACTTTGCGGGTGGCCACGTCCAAAATCACCGTCACTTCAGGGCGCATGGCGCGCTTGTGAACAGGGTGCGCCACTTCTGCATCAAACTTATGGCCGTCCGCTGTCCACACATCATTGGGCTGCATGTGGCCTGATTTACGCCGCTTAAAGCCTTTAATATTGCGAATGTCGTGCGAACCCATGCGGCCAACCTCGCGACTCACATTGCCCATTTTGTCGATCAACCGACGGCACTGGTGAATGCTGGGCAGGCCTTGACCGTTTTGCAATAGTTTTTGCACCGCCGCAGATTCAGACTCAACAAACATTTCATAAGCCGTGGCCACGCTGGGCTTTTGCGGCTGCTGATAAAATTCCAAAAACGATTTTGCCCACACAGGAATCGTCGCCATCGTTTTACGCCCCGCAGGTGCCAATGAGTCACCGTCCAACGCAGCCGCCC